TGATAATACTTTTCTGGCCGTATACATTTTATCTGTTACGAATGAAAAGCTTTCACCTTGATGATTCACTTTAAATTGAGAATATTTTGGAATTGTAATTGTTGCGTCTTCACGTGTTGGATCTTGAATCACAACATATATTGTAGCCTTGGCAGACTTACGTGAACGAGGTATATAGTTTAATTCTTTTGCATGGGAAACGATTGAGTTCTTAAGGACGGCAGAGTCAAGAAACATTTCGTTAAGTGCCATGTTCGTATAGAAGTTATTCTGATAACTATTAAACGCAAGAACATCTAACAAGACGCTCATGTTTGAGCCATCAAAGTTATAATCCTTGAATTGCGTTTGTGTTTCTAGATAACTCCTAAGTTGACTTTTTACTGCATCGAAGTCAAGTTCGGTAATTGGTGTTTTTGGATTTGCCATCTCTATCTGTTCCTTTGTAATACAACGTCTAACTGTATTGGCTGTTCGACCTGTCTAATATAAAAAGTAATACCAACGTAGACTTCTCCATCGTCGGGCTTTGAACTTACTGCAACATTAATTAATTGAGCTCTTGGTTCATAGGTCTGAATTGTTGATGTTACTCTATCTTCTATTAATTTTAATGTACCGGGGGTTAAATTTTCAAATAACATCGCTCTGATATTGCCACCCATATAAGGTTGCATTAATCTTTCACCGCGATCTGTTAATATTAAATTCTTAATTGATTCTTTAACCGCCTCTTCATCTTTTAGAAGCACTACATCTTTTGAAACTGGACTCGTTAGCAGATCTTTACGAAAATCAGTGTTAAGATTAATCTTTTTCTTTACTGGTGAAATGTAATCTGCAATTGCCATTATAGTATTTCTCTTATATCTAAATGAATCTTATTTAACTCTGGGTAATCCTTAACATATTTAAATCCACCTTTTAATGCATTTTGAATAAAGGCTTCAGGATCTGCCATATCTCTTTTAACATCAATAACTAAACCACTTAAGTGTGAATTGTCTTCAGGTCCGTCTGCCTTTGTGTTATAGGCTTTACTTACCCAACCTTCTGTTATTATTAAAGGTTTTGCCGAAGACGTTAATTTCTGTAATCTGTGTAGGTATACTTTAACATCAAGGTCAATTCTTGTCCAGGCATATATACCAATACCTTCTTTTTCGTCAAACGAATCTCCTTCGACTCTAAATACATCTGACGATCCATTAAATACATTACCACATCTTGGAAGGTTTTTATAGTCCTCAGCAGTAATGGGTTTAACATTCTGCGGTATTTTACCTGTGTCAGTCTTTTCATTACCACCAGGAGAAGTCCATCTACCTTGTAATCTATTTATTACCTCTTTCCTAGTCGATGGAGAATACCTTATAGCTCCTGCTCTGATAGCAGATGACTCATTGATTCTTGAGATGTTTTTAAGACGATCTACGATTGTACTGTATCGCCTTGTATAATCATCAAGGGGTTTATTAATGTCCCTTATCAATGATTCTATTGACCCTGCAAGTGCACAGATCCTAGCTACAATGTATTGAATCTCTTCGATACCAGGTGATTCAAATGCAGCTACTGCGTAATCAATTAAACCTTTTATCTTATCTTTAATACCTTTCTTATTCTCTTCAGTAAAGAATGCACACATCTGTTCTCTTGTTGTCATAATACCTTTTACGACTTTAGAATTAACAAATGTTTCTGCATCTGCCACCAGCGCACTCGGATCAAAGTTGTTTATCATATCTTGTACTTCATCAAAGACTTTATTGATTACTTCTTCAATCTTTTCTTTGATTGTTCTAATTAACTTTTTGATTAATTCTTGAACTGTAATATCTTTAATACCATCATAACCTCTACTGATCTTATCGGCCAAAGCTAATGCATCAGCTATGATACCATCAACCACTCCAATTAAATCAAAGAACGCATCTACTGATAAAAAGAAACTATCAAAGGCATCGCAGAATCCACCTAAGATAGAAGTATTGAAATCATTCTTATAATATGCATCAAGGTTTCTTGCTAGTTTAGGAGCATTACCATCATTGATTAAATTAGCAGGTGTATAGTTATATGCTTGCATGAAGTCGGCAGTTTCAAGATTTGATATATCACCTCGTTGCCATCTATCAGATAAATCAGGATAACTACTTAAATCACCTATTTGTTGTCTAAGCAAACCATTTAAATAACCAGATGCGTCATATATCTTATCACCGTATTTGTTAACTGCTCTACTTAATGGATTTGTTTCTGCATCTTGAAGTATGCTATTCGCAATCTCTTGAGTCACAAGATCAATTTGTCCAAGGGTATATCTTCCTGCTCCATCAACGAGTGGAATTTTACCAATTGATAAAGTATTCTGAGTTACTTGATCGTTACCGTCTACGCATGGATCGACCATTATCTACGCCCTCTTCTTGTTAGAGATTTCGTTTGATCTTTCGCCGAATCATCTAACGCTGAAATATATCCGCCAGAATATCCCATCGCAAAATAACCACGAGGAACAATCGATGTTGACTTCTTAGGTGGTTCTGGCATTTTAATTTGATTTATACCCCAAGCACCAAGTCCTATAGGTGTAAAGTCGGCAACAATAGCAAGGAATGCATTAACAGGATTAAGTACTTTAGCAATAAACTCTGGACTGTTTCCTGTAGGATACGCCCAACCTGAAGTAATACCAGGTAGAGGTGCCGCAATTGGATTACTAATAAGAGGTACTTGAATTATAGGTAGTGTTGGTATAGTTGGTGCTGTTGGTAGCGCTACGGCACGAATTGATAATGGGTTTGTAGCATTTGGTGCACAAGGACTGCCTGGCGCAGAACTGATAGGTAAAGGCGCCGCTAGGTTTCGAGTGTTAACACCAGCTGCGTTAATAGCACCTGCATTAAGTGTTGTTGCGTTTGCTGTTGTTGCTGTTAACGCACCAGCATTTACTACTCCTGCATTCCATATTCCACTAAAGGATCCATTGACTGCGGCAATTATCATACTAGGTGTTGTTAAACTCCATCCTACTTGTGCAGGTGTACCTGTGGTCCCTGTCATCGGCGTTGGAGGAATAAGTCCTGTTGCTGTATTGATTATATTGGATGCTAATAAATGTATGTCTCCAGGTGTAGCTAACTTTATAGCCTTGGTTGAGAATACATCGTAAGTATTTAATGCTGTATTTTTAATATTCTTGGCAACGAAGTTTAATTGATTAACAGATTCAAACTGTATTTCTTTTTTGCCAAACAGAGTCATAATACCAGAATTTGCTTCAACCTTAACTTCTGCTCCTCTTACATTAACTTGATCACTACCGTTAATATTTAATGAAGCACCTGAGGCAATTTCTGTATGACCATGTACAAGTAATTTATAATCACCTTCTATTTCTTCTGTCTTATTTCCTTTTACATAAACATGAGCGTTACCATTTACAGTAACTACACTATGTCCTGATGATTCATGTTTTGTTCCGATATTAATTTCATAACGATCAGCTGCAGCTTTTTCAGTAACTGTACCTTTTGAATCTATTTGAATATATGCACCACTATCGTGATGAATCATAATTCTTTCTGCACCAGGAGAATCATCTAATTCAATACTATGTCTTCCTGATTTAATTACTCTGTTATATGGATATTTGGCTGCGTAAGCTGGTGGAGGTTCAGACCACGTTTCATCCATATCAGCAATCTTTTGATCATGTGTACGATTGGCTGCTTGTTGTAATAGATAAGTTTCATTTAATAATTCACCGCGAGCTAATCTATCTGGTCCACCGCCTGCGTTGAAATCATTTGGAGTATAACCTCTTGCTAATAGATCACCATTCTTTTCAGGAATAACACCTTCACCGTCTTTAGTTGGATCTGATTCTGTATTATACATACCAGGTAATAAACCTAATATGATTGGATGTTGAGCCATCTTACCATCTAAGAACATTCCGTATACAAAAGATCCTAATGCTGGGGGTGGATTGTTTGGATCGTAATTACCTGCTGCGCACATTGCCCAAGGTAAATCAGTTGTCGCAATTTCTGCGTTTGTTCCGTGTACACCAAACGCTCGAACTCTTACTCGACCTTCGTGAGTTTCATCGAGGTTGCCTTCAACCATACCGATGAAGAAGAACGGATTACTTATTCCTGAACCATCAATCATATATCACCACCTTGCCAACCATATTTTATCGCTTCCACCTTAGTACTCAAAGTGTTCATCTCCATTGAATGGTCAACGCTAGCAATTAAATATTTGCCACTCAATCTGCTGTTTTGTTTATTCTCTAACGCAATGTTAGGTTCTTGTGTAATTAGATTAATTACATCTCCTGGTACCAAATCTATTCTACCTTCAATACCTAAAGAAACTGTTGAATTATTTAAATGGTAATTATAAGCAACTCTGTTTTGAATAATCTCAACCATGTTTTGTGGTGTACGAAGTACTTGACCTGGTATTGAAGCAACTCCATCAGGTTGCCAATCTCTATATACCACATATTGCTTTGCGTTTTTGTTTTCGTCTTTAAATGTTTCTTTTATAAATTTATCTGAATGTACCGCACCAGCGTTTGATGTTCTTGGTTGTCCTGTCATACCAATGTATTTCTTTTTTGCGTTTTGATAATCAAAGTTATAAGAAGTTCTTGTATGATTCACGAAATCAATTTCCATTACCGTGTTCTTATAAGCACCACTATCAATGTCAGCGCCTGTATCAACATGATTCTGATTAGTAAAAGATACAACGTTTCTTACCATTATGTTAGCATACTGTGATGCGTCTTGTTCTGAAAAGTTTAAATAGTAAAAGTCTTTAATTTTAGCTTTATTCTTTATTGCTCTTTTTAACATCCATTCGTCAGTTACCCAATAGTAACCATCAAAAGTTTCAAAGAAACGATACATGTTTGATGGAGATTGTGATCCTGCTTTTGATTTACTTGCCAAGAAGTTCATTGCTTGAGCTGGAGTATAATCAGGAATGATCGTTCTCATCTGACCATCAGATTCTTCGATATAAAACGCTCTTCCTTTATTTGAAGTTAATTGTAAACCTTCAGAGCTATCAGGCATTTCACCAACTGACGTTGCTGTACTTAATTCTTTATTTGAATTAAAATACTTTTTAAATAATTCTTTAGCAGCATATGATCCTGATATATTTGTAAAGGCCGTGATCACACTTTGTATTCCTGCTCTAAAAGTTGTTCTGCTTACAAAATGTAATGTATAATAATAACCATCACCTAGATCACTTTTAGATAGGCCATCAATTTTAATTATTTGACCTTTAATATTTAATTCTGTTTGAAGATCATGTCCTTTAATAATTAATTCTAATTCTTCTTCTGCTCTTAATGGAAAATCGTGTAACGTTCCAACTTGGTCAAAACACTTAAGTGTTCCACTAAAAGAAGAGCTATAGATAGATTGCTTTAAATCAAATCCATATATTAAAGCAGTAATAGAAGCATCTCTATTGTCTGCCGATTTAATATTAGCAGCTTCTATAGTACAATGAGAAGGATTAAAGGAATCGGACATTATTCAGTACTTACCGAGTTTTTAAATTCACGTGATAGTTGACCTAAGAATGCATTATCGAATAAAAAGATTTCTTTCTTATTATCGTTAATTTGTTCTTCGTATTCAAAGATACGATAAGGAACCCAATCTTCAGGAATGATTCTTTTAATGATTATCTTCTGCCCTCGTTCAGTACGCATAATCACGCGATCTTCTTTACGAAGATAAATTGTTCGGAATGATTCCGGTGCTAAGATAATATTATCAACTGCCATTTGTTATTTCCTAAACTGTTTTAACATAGTATATAATGTTTTCGTCAATTGTTTCATCTTTGGTCCAATCGAGAACGTCTTCTCCGATTCTACCAGACTGTGCTTGGTACTTATCAACCATATAGTCGTTAAAGGTTTGAGTATTCATTGGCCATTCGTAATATGGATCTATAATATTGTTAGCCATATAAACTAACCAAATATAATCTACAGAGCCATAATAATCCAAGGCAATATCTTCTGCCCTCTCGCTTTCTTTAACTGTATAAGAATAATAAAGATAAGGGTTATTTGCGACTGCTCTTACGAAAGCAGGTCTTCGAGATATATCTTTAACCTTTCTTCCTTGGTAATCTATAACCGGAAAATGTTCAAAGTATTTAGTTGCCATTAGACGTCGTCTCCTTCATAATCGTGAGCCGTTTGTATTTCGAGTTCCTTAAAGGTCATGCTAACTTTGATACCTTGAGGTACACCGCCTTCGGCAATAATAATTTCACCACTTGCTCCATAGTCAATATTAATATTATCAACCATACATGGTTTAAATCTAAGGAAGTGCGATTCATCAATACCTAATAGATTAATACTAACAACCGCAGGGTATTTTAAAAAGGCTCGAGATAATGAATTAGCCCCTAAACCACTTCCGCCATCAACATCAGTGCCTGTTACACTTTGTATTTCTGGTAATATGTTTCTTTT